AATGCTTATTTTGTTAAAAAGGTTTATACGATAGGTGCGCCAGATTTAATTGACCAAAAATATTTAGCACCACCATTAATAGGTGCAATTAACAGCGGTCACTATGATACTATTGGTATGACTGTTAATAAAATGGGTAAGTTTAATAAAGATGATGTTGATAGAGCATACAAAGGCCAAGGCAGAAAAACCAGTTTAATTGTAGCTGATGTTATAGAGCAATCAAAAGACAGAAAAGGTGTTATGTTTTTTGCTGCAACTATTCAACATGCAGAAGAAATACTAGCAAGCCTACCGCCAGCAATGAGCGCGTTAATTACTGGTAAGACAAAAGCAAAAGAACGCAGCGATACCATAGAGAAGTTTAAGAGCCAGCAGATTAAATATATAGTTAATGTATCAGTGTTAACAGTTGGTTTTGATGCGCCTCATGTCGATGTCATTGCATTGTTAAGAGCAACTGAATCAGGAAGGTTATTGCAGCAGGTTATTGGTCGTGGTCTAAGACCGTCAGTACAAAAAGATGATGTGTTAATTTTAGATTATGCAGAAAACATTGAGCGCCACTGTCCAGACGGTGATGTATTTAATCCTGAAATTGAAAGCTACAGCAGCGCCAAAACAGAAAAGATATGGGTTGAATGTCCAGATTGCAATGAGCAAAGCGAAGTGTCAGGACGTAAAAATGATGAAGGCTACGGCTATAGCCCCGATGGATATTTCACAGACTTAGATGGCGAGAAGGTAAAAACAGAACACGGTTTTATGCCTAGTCACCATGGGAGAAGATGTACCAATTACTCCTTAGTAGCCGGTCATTATGAGAGGTGCGAGTACCGATGGACATTAAAGAATTGTGAAAACTGTAATGCCAAAAATGATATTGCTGCAAGGTATTGTTTTGAATGTAAAAAAGAAATGGTTAACCCTAACGACAAGTTAAAGGCTGACTTTGCAGCTATGAAGAAAGACCCAACAAAAGTTCAATGTGATGCAGTGACTAGCTGGACAGCACGCAGAGCGATAACAAGACAAGGTGCGAATTGTATAACAGTAGATATTAAAACAACTTACAAGCCAAAAGGTTTTAGAGTTTGGTTTATGCCTCATGCGCGGGACACAAGAAGTGGCAATGCTTTTCTTCTTGTAAACCGAATGACGAATGGTTTTTCTATTGTGCCAACCACTATTACTTATAGAAAGAAATATAATAGTAAATTTTATGAAGTATTAAATTACAATCAACCGGAGGATGCCGCACCATGAAATTTCCTGATGATATACCCGTGTATGGAGATATTGCCTTTAGAGGTAAATGCCCTATGGAATCACTAGAACAAGTGACTTTTTTTAATAGGCTTAGAAGATTATATCCAGATACATTAGGTGCTATAGCCATTCATTCTCGCAATGAAGGTAAAAAACACGCCGCACAAGTTATGAAAGAAAAGGCAGAAGGCATGGTGTCAGGTGCAAGTGACATTATTATTCCCGCATCACCTTCTTTTGTTTGCGAATTAAAAAGACAAGACCACACTAAAGCGCATTGGCAGCCTAATCAGATTGAGTATCTAAGAGCCTGTAAAGCACAAGGCGCATTTATTTGTGTGGCGTTAGGCCATGAAGCAGCATGGGAGGCAATGATATTGTGGCAGAAAAAATACGGCATAGGATCCAGCGGTGCTTAAATAATGATTTGCATCCTGATGAGCTAACAAGGGATGAGTTGTCCTACTTGGACTTTCATATATACCACGCCGCTAATGCAGTGCTAAACGCTAAAGATAGAAAAGAAGCTATGACAAAAATGCCAAGTAACTTGCAAGACCTAATCAGAGCAAGAGCTAAGGGTTTAATTGAATTAAGAAATAAATAAATGTCATACGTATTGCATTTTTATACAACTAGTATATACTGTCTATAAACAACCAAGGAGAATAACAGTGACCACATCAATGAATTTAGACATAGACATTACAGATTGTGATGAAGTAGCAGGCGAAACTTGGCCTCCGGTCAAGATGAATTTTGATTATGATTACGAACACGAAACCGATGGTTTTATTTCAGGTTTGCCAGAAGATTGTTATGAAGCAGAAGAGTCTTCTTATACATTTTATAACGTTACTGTTATGGATAAATTTGGTCAATGGTCAGATGCCTTACCAGATATGATAAGCGACCTTGAAGAGTTTATGTACGAAGCTATGATGAAAGATTTAGAGGAGAGTTTTTAATGAGTGTTGCAACTATAACTAGAGAAACTATACGTAATATGCTTGCATCAAGAGTTGATGTAGAAGATAGGAATCAGTCATGGTGGACTTTTACTGACACGGTTGAGCAATCACCTAATTTAGAAGATCACTTAAACGATTTAATCAACTCAGCAGATACAGAAAAAACTTTGGCAATAGCTAGAAAGATACAAGTATCTTTACATTGCGGAATTAACAATGTTACCGATGATGTCATGGATACCTATGAATAATTTTTGTAAGGCGATAGGCTCCTTACGCGGTGAAGGGTTGCAAGTCGCTACACAAGATTAGGTCGGTGTCTATCGTGATGTGTCATTTCAGCCGAAACTTAGTCAACGCAACCATTTTTTTAACTTTACAGGACGTACCAATGAAGAACGATATACTTATCCAAGCCATTTCAGAATATAAACGGAAAAAATTTGTAGAGGATATGGGCTGCTCTAAAATCTTTGTAGACTCAGTATGTATAGGTGTGAGGCAGTTAGGCGTTACAGGTGAGCCAAGCATGGCAGCAAAGGCTGCTGAGTTATTAGGCTTGCACTTATACGATATCCGACCAGACGTTTACAAAAAAGGTGAGCAATGAAACCTAATGAAGCGTTAGACAAGCAAGTTGGTGGTGACCATTACATTGCTACCGCTATACAGCCTTGGCAAATTATAGATGCTTATGACTTGGACTTCTATGAAGGTAACGCTTTAAAGTATTTGTTGCGCGAGAAAGGAGATAGAAAGCAAGATCTCTTAAAGGCGATACACTACTTAGAAAAAATGGTTGGAGACTTAGAAAATGGATAAAAGCTACAGCAAGTATAACCTTTGCGTTGATATTAATGCGGTTTTAATCCATAGTGATGTATTGGTGTATTGGGATGGGGAAGGATTTCAAGCAGTAGCAGACAAAGGCTCTTATGATGGACTTAATACTAATAACATGGTCGGCACATACAGCGCATGGTCTACAACTAACGATATCCTTAGTGATACCGATTTCTTTATAAAAGAATTTAACGCTAAAGCGTGGCCTGAAAATACAGGCCGAATGGACGTTATAGGGCAGAACGGCAACACTGGTGAATCTTATGGAAAAATATCTGGAGGCGCTGCTAATGACGAGTAGCTACGCTAAGACTTATAATGTTGATGGTGTAGCAATGACCGTCATGGAAGTAGCGGTAAAATTTAATATATCTATTGATGCTTTGCGTAGCAGAATAAAAAGGCATCCTAACATGCCTATTATTGATCTGCTATACAAGACGGGTTCAAGGACAAGGGCTTCGCTAAGGTACAAGCACAACGGAAAAGAAAAGACTATTGAACAATGGGCTTTGATTTATAACATGCCTGTCTATCGTGTTCGACAAAGATTTAAAGACGGGATCTCGTTAGATGATCCAGTAGTAGAAAAACGAAAAGTAAAACAAGGTTATAGCAACTGGAACGCTGCAATGCCTAAGTACGATAAAGACCAAGAGCTAAACCAACGGATAGAATCTTACAGAAAAATGGGTTTAAAAGATGATGAAATATATAACCGTATGACCAAAGGCGATTTCACTTTAATGCGGAGAAAGGATAATGAGTGATGAACACGAGTATCTAAGAGAATTTTGTACCACTGTTAGGCATCAAGATATTTTAGATGCGTTGAAAAAGTCAGGCGGAAAGAAGAACCAAGCGTGGCGTGATAGTGGTATTGATGGCGCTCATGGAAGAAGGGTTCTCAAGATGCTTAGAGAACGAGCCAGCCAAAAAACAATCACTCATGGTGATGGCTCTACCGAATCTGTTGATGAATCATATCTGATAAAAGGCAAGTCAATTTTATATGACGATGCTGGCAATGTAAAAATTCAATGGGTAAAAACTGACATTGAGAAACAGAATCAAAACGAATTGCTGCACGAGTATGTTGAGTCCCTTTGCACTTTCGATCCAGCAGAACCCGCACCAATAGAAAACAACTACAAGTTAGACGATGAATTAATGTCAGCAATATTTATTGGTGATGCTCATGTCGGTATGAAGGCATGGTCACAAGATACGCGGGGCATGGACTTTGATACCAAAATAGCAGAATCGTTGTTACGTGGAGCAGTAGATAATTTAGTTTCCAGAGCGCCTAACTCAGACATAGGGTTGCTGGTTGATGTTGGTGATTTTCAACATGCCAATGATTCACATGGTGCTACGTACTCTGGAACTCAAGTAGATGTAGACACAAGACAAGGTAAGACCTTAAGAACATCAGCCGACATCATGTGTTATGCCATTGGTCGTATGTTAGAAAAGTTTAGCAAGGTTATTGTGGTCGTGGCACGAGGCAATCATAACCCAGATGCGGCACAAGCTGTTCAGTTGATACTAGAGTTTTATTATAAGAATGAGCCAAGGGTAGAGGTGCTACCAACAGAAGGTTTTTTCCACTATTTACAATGGGGGAAGTGGCTGATAGGTGTTAATCATGGTGACAAGATTAAACCTGCAAAATTGGTGTCTGTCATGGCTCGTGATATGGCAACCGCGTGGGGAGAATGTACTCATAGAATGTGGGCATTAGGCCATTTTCACCATCAAAATACATTAGAGTTAGACGGTTGTATTGTACAAAAATTTGGCGCTTTAACCCCACCTGATAGTTGGCATGCAGGGCAAGGCTACGGCTCAAACTCTGTAATGGAAATGATTACATTTAAAAAGCAAGGCGGTAAACATTCCACGCTAATTTATGAGTTAGATAAGATTGTTAATGAGCCTGACATTAAAATTGATTAGAGGGTAAGAAGATGGAATATGACAACATAGGGTTACAAGTAGTTTTGGTCTGTGGGTTAATATATTTTTTAATATTAAAGGACGATGTAGAGTAATGATGACTTTAAAAGAGCAAGCAAAAGTTTCACAATTAGAAGAACAGATCTACCAGCTTAGTAAAAAAGTGGATAACCTAGTGCTTGAATTAGAAATTAATTCAAATACAGGACTGAGTGCGCAGAGACTGCATGAGATAACTTTAATTAAACAGTTGGAAGAA